TTGCTAATTCTGATATTAAAGAAGCATTGAGTGATCTAGGCATTACAATACCTCTATAAGATCAACTTCATATTGGAAATAGTTTTCTGTGCCTACTCTAAATTCTTGAACATCATTAGTTAAACCAACTGTGAAATCTACATTGTTATAAATTAGAACTGCATTGTCAGCTACGTTTGCTCTTAATGGTGGTTCAAATGTTAATGTTCCTTGACCAGAACCATTAGAAGATACATCAGCAACAATCATGTAAACTTTATTCTGTCCAGTAAATCTAAAAAAATCTCCTGCTTTAAATACTCCTGTTGTACTATTTGCCATACCATCTATTGAACAAGATGTAGCACCAGCACTTACAGCACCATTCACAGATATAACTCCTGAAGCAACTCCATTAGTTGAAGCCATTGTAGCAGGTGTATATTGGAATGATTCTAATTGTGATCTTTGTTTCATTATGAAAGCTATAATTGGTGCAAATTCTGATCTAGTCATAACAGGAAATACAAGTGTTAATGCAAATCTTTGACCATCAATTTGTCTTGCTTGTCGTCTGCCAGATGCAGTTGTAGATACAATAGTATTTTGTTGTGATCTTATAGATACTGTTTTAGTTGTAGGTGTTGAAGGGAATGTGCCACTCATTATACTAAACTAGATTTTCCTTTCGCATTTAAAGCTTGGTTCATAATATTTACAATAGTTGATCTATTGTTTAATAGCAATTCTTTTACACCTTTTACATCTGTAGCAACAATAGTAAAATTATAATTATTTCCATTTACTCCTAAGTCTTGATTAGGAACAATAGTTCCATCTGTAGAAGGTACAAATAATTCTCTACCACGTTCTCCAACACTAATAGGTTGTCCACCTTTAACAGCACCACCTTCAGCAAAGAATCCACCGAATATGCTAGAACCAATACTAATTAAATCTCCTAATCCAAAACCATTTCCACCACCACTAGACCCAGAAGTATTTAATGAAGCCAATGTAGATTGATAACCCAATTGAGTTAATAATAGATTGTTTTGTTTCTGTATTTCTCTAGTCTTATCTTCTTCTAAAGCTTTTCTTAGTTTATCTAATGCAAATAAAGATAGTTTAATTAATTGTTCTTCAATCAGTCTTTCAATAACTTGAACTAATATCTTTTGTGCTAATTCTCTAAATGATTGGTTTAATGATTTTCCAAGAACTATTGCTTCTGCAATACCTCTAGAAACACCTTTGATTCCTTCTACAACACCTTTAGCTAATGTTTCTTCAATAGTTTTAAATGTTAATTGTGCTTCTCTTAGTTCTTTGTTTAGCAATCCAAAAAAAGATGTATCTGGTTTTCTAGATGCTGGTGGTGTAATTGCACCTTGTTCTAATTGCCCACGAGTAATATCTATTTTAACAGTTTTATCTAATCCTAAAAAATCAACTAATTTATTGTATAAGCTAATTGTATCTTTAATTGTATCGTTTAAGAATTGGAAAGCACCAGTTAATGAATCTGTAATAAATGAGAATACTTTACCTAAAGCTTTTATTAATGGGTTTAATGTTTGTAATAATTCTTTAACACTATTTATTAAATCAATTAATGCCTTATTAAATCCACCACCACCTGATAATGTTTCAAAAGCATTTAAAAACTCTCTACCTAAAGATGATATTGCAGTAGATAAGTTATTTACTCTTGCTTCATTAGCACCAGCAAATGTTTCAGATAATCCTTGTTGTAAAGCTTCTAATATTCTTTGAGAACCATCAGCAGTCTCAGCAAACTTTGCTAAACTATCTCTAGTTATTCCTAATCGTTCTTCTAATATTTTAAATACTGGAATACCTTTAGAAGCTAATTGATTTAAAGACTGTAAACCTAATCCACCTTGTGTTCCTTTTGCAAATAATCTTGTTAAATCATTTAATGTATCTATTTCGTTTCCAAATACAGATGCAGTATTAATAAATGTAGATAATAGTTCTTCAGTTGGATTTATTCCTGATGAGTATAGTGCAACAAAAGCATCTGATAATTGTTCTACACTAAACTTTGATCTTAATGATAAATTTTGTAATAATTGAAAAGCATTGTTTCCACTTTCAATAGAACCAGTTACAAATCTTAAAGTTGTTCTTAGATTCTCAAATGAAGCTGTAGTGTTAATGATTGCTTTAAGAGTTGCACCAGTAGCAAATGCTAGAACAGCATTTTTAAGTGTAAGAAAACTAGTGCTTACTTTTTGTGTAGTATTATTTGTTTCTTTTAAATTCTTATTAAGATCGTCAAATGCTCTTTTAGTATTGTCAATTGCGTTTAGGCGAATGTCTATCTTGTTGTCTACCATGTAATTTTTCTTTTTCTGCCTTCACTTTAAAATATGCAATCCAATAATAAAATTCATCTTGTGTTAAAAGACAAATTTCTTCTACACTTTTTTTTAATTCGTGAGCTAGAGCAAGTATAGAATAAAGCTCTACATCACTTCTTACTTTTTTTCAGCTTCCTCGTAAGAAATACCATTCAACATTTCTGTTGCTACTCTAGCTATAACATTTGGGTCAACTTTATTCAATAATTCTTGTTTGTCATCTAGCTTGAATATTTTGTTACCTTCTCCATCTCTAGCTTTTAAAACAATAGCATCAACTAAAACAGCTATGTCATCATTTCTAGCACCTTTAAATAGGTTTCTTTTTTCTCCTAATGAAAATGGTGTGCAGTATATTGTTAAAGGTTTGCCTTCCTCGCCCCATTCAGCTACCTCTATTTTCTTTACACCTTGTTGTTCAAAGTGTGCCTTCACTCTATCTATTACGTTCATATCTTCCTTTTCTAATTAATAATTAATTATGCAGTTCCAAAAGTTAATGCACCTGTTCCAGTAAATGTTACTTCAGCTTCTACCATTCCATCAAAAGATGCAGATATATTGCTACCAGTAATAATTGCTTGACCATAGTAATACTTATCACCAGATGAAGCACCTTCAGGGTAAACTTTAAGTGCTATTTCAGTTCCTAAAACTAAAAGTAATTGACCAGCATCAGCTTCATCAAAAAATAATGACGCAGAACCAGACCAACCTTTTAAAGCAGATTTATAACTTCTAGTTGTATCTCCCATTGAAGTATCTTCAATAGTGTCAGCAGTTTGTTCTAAAGAGTAACTTCTAAGTTCGCCTACAGTTGTAGAACTAACTTTAATCGTTCCTTCTGAACCAGTATGAGTTGCCATGTTGTTCTCCTTGTATTGTTAATATTAAGGTGTGCCAGATGTGTATTGGTACATAACTCGCACCACCATTCTGATACCACCTATTGGAAATAAAACACCCTCATCAGTAGAAACTTCTACTACTTGAGTTTGTTTAGCATATCCACCTCGTGTTCTATCAGAATTTAGTCTTGTTTCAATCGTAGAGATTAACTCATTACGTTTTGTATCAATATTTGTTGTAGTTCCTTTTACATATCCAACAATTACAAAGTCAGCAGTTGCTTGTCTTGTGATAGTGCTTGATGTCATTGTTTCATCAGATCTTATTTCGTTTCCTGATTGTACGAAACAAGCTGGATATTGTTGTTCAGATAATTCGTCTACATTAAATGGTTCTCTTGTAACTTTTTTTAAAGTTATAGGAGTTGTTCCAGTTGAAATTGTTGTAATTATATTTGATGCTATATCTTCTCGTTTACTCATACTTTACTAAGTTTGTTATAAGTTTTCATAAATACATTTAAAATAGGTTGTATTTCTTGTGAACCTATTGCAAAAAATTTACGTTTCTTTTGGTTACCAATAGCTTTAACATTTTGAAACTTATTTGCAAAATAAATAACAGCATAATCTGGTTCTGATTTTTGAGTTATACTTGATAGCATTTGACCAGAGAAATTAAGATCAGGAAATTGTGTTTGTCTACCAGCTTGTTGTCTAAATTCTTTATAAACATTAGTATAAGGTGGAAATGATCTTCCTTGATAATCTTTACCTCTAGCTGTTCTTTGTTTGATTAAACCTATTAAGAACTCAGCAGTTCTTCCTAAAGCTGTTTTAACTTGTAAAGGGTGTTCTCTAACTTGCTTTTCAAAATTCTTAGCAACTTGTAATGAGTTATCCTCAATAGTTATCTTCATCTAATTAGTTTAAGTCTATGATAAGGTGCTTTTTCTGCGTCTTGAATTGTATTAGAATCATCAGCATCATATTCAACACCATCTCTTAAAATAGATTCAAACTCATCAGCATACATTTGTTGATAGTGTTTCATCATAACTTGGAATCTATCTGGATTATCATTTGAGTTAAATTTAGTAAGTTGTGGACAAGCATAAAAACCTATTACTCTAAATACAGATGCTCTTT